TTCCTGCGCCGCTTTGATCGTACCACGTCACTAGGTAGCCATCGCCGCTGCCAATAAAGGCCGCCACTGTCCCATCATCAAACTCGGTGCGCGTGAAGTCCTGCTCGGCGTTGTCGCTGCTGCGGCGGATTCGCGCAACCGTCGTGGTATCCCGATCCAGTCGGCCGAACGAAAATACGGCAACGCCCTCGAACTTGTCCAGCAGGAAAGGCGGAAACCGCTTTCTGCCAAACGGCGAACCAAAGCCCCGCAGCGGCGATACCTTATCCTGATCAAGCATGGCTCACAAAAACCTGCGACCCACCATCCGAGTACGCCCAAACGCGCACCGCGCCGGTGACTCCTGGCCAAATGTCGGACAGGTAAACGTTTCGCTCGCCCTCTCCGGGATTGTACTCGACGCTGCCCTGCCATGAAGTCGGTGCAACGCCGGTAGTCGCCTGGACGTAGACCGTGCCCGTCTGGTTCTGGAACGTAATCAGCTCCACGTCCGCGTCGGTCAATTCAACCCACGCATCTACCGGAACATCTACCGTGGTGTTCTGCGCCATGTTCAATCAGCCTCTTTTTCAATAGCTCGCCGCTTGATACCAATTCGGATCCGCTGCGCTTCGGTCATCTTTCGCGCGGCGTTCACACGATCGCGCAGCTGCCGGGCATCAACGCTGGTGCTCGGATAGGCCGGCATTGCGACCGGCGACACTTCCAGCACCTCAAGATCCTCCAGCGTGCGGATCAACTGGCCGTCATCGGTTTCGGTCACGCTGTCTTTAATAACACGGAAGCCGAAGCTCATACCCTTAACATCGCCACGGCGCACCGTCTCGATATAATTGCCAGCCCAAGCCGGCGGGTTGATCTCAGCCAGCACACCGCGCTCGTCCTCAGTCAGCCGCAGCGTGTTGGCGGTAGTGCGCCCCAAAACCTGGCTGGTGTCGTGCGACCACAACGCCAGCACATCCGCACCATCCATCGTGGCCGACCGGGCCGCGCCGGGCGCGACGTATTCAGTAAAGCCCATATCAACCGACGGCTGGTTGTAGCGGATGGCGTAACCGACCATCTGCGGCGTGCCATCTTCAAGCTCCCGCACTTCGACGGGAACCGTAATATCCCTGCGCTCGTATTTCATCGCTTGCCCTCTCTCGTCCCAATAACTCGCGCAGATAGCCGCAGCTTGCGATGCGTCATCCGCAACGCCCTCAGCCAGCACCTCGGGGATGCAGCGCGCCATGAAATCGTCCTCGGATTCATCAGCCTGCGGCGTCGGCATTATCGTCTCCGCCTTGCGCTTCGCCCAGGCTTTGCAAGTCACTCATGTTCTGCTGGATCATCAGCGAATCGCCGCCATCCTGCGGCTCCATGTTCTCACGGCGGCGCACCTCGTTGGGCGTCATGACGCTGTTCTGGATGCCCTGCGCGTAGCCGTTCATCCGGCTCACAAAGTCGCCTCGCAGCAGACCGTCAAGATTAAACTCGCAGTATCGCCGCGAGTTAGCGCCGAACAGTTTGAGATTGATCTCCTGCTCAATCGCCGTGATCCACTGGTTGACCGTATGCTTGACGAAATGTAAGTCCTGCTGTTCGGTGTTGCTGTACGTCCCGTGGGTCAAATCCTGCAAAAATACCGGCGACACGTCGAACACCCGCGCAACCTCCTCCAACTGAAATCGCCGCGAATCGTTCAACTGGTTCTGTTCCGGGTTCATCCCCACAGGAGCCAGATCATGACCGTCCGGTAATACCAGCACGTTCGAGTTGCGCCGGCCAAGCAGCCGCCGCCAAACCTCCTCGGCCGCGCGCTGCGCGGCACCACCCGATCGAATCGGGCCGGTCAGCTTCAACGGCGGAACACCGCCCGCATCAAAATAGTCGGTTCCGTACTTTTCCAGCGCGATGGTCAGCCCGATGGTGCGCTTTAACTTGCTGATTGGCGAGACGTGCGAAACCCCGTCAGGGCCGAGCATCCACGGTACGTCGATGATGTCCCCGGCGTCATAGTCTTTCGGCACCTTGCCGCCGGTGTAACGATAGATCAGCTCGTCGTTGTCGTTGACCATCGGCTCAACATATTGCGGATCCAACGGCCACAGGCCGCGCACGTTGCCCGGCGTCGGCCGATCAATCCAGGTGTACGAACGGCCGGAAAGCAGCACCGACTGCATCAAATGCTTACGCCAGCGGTAGCTTGTCCACCGCTTGTTCGGCATTTGATTGAGCCGCGTATGAATCGGGGTGCCCGACAGCGATTCCCGCGAGTCCTCGCCTCCGCGACGGTACACGCCAATCGGCAGCGCCGCGATCGTAGACGAGAGAACATTAACTGCCGCCCAAACCGCCGGCACAGAAAGCGCCGTTTCGCGATTAACGGTCTGGCCCGCTGCGCCACCAATGTCCTCACCGAACGTCGATTCCCACGCCTCGGCAGACCCCAGCCCAACGGCGGGGTTTTCAATGCTGCTGCGCTGATCAGTTTTCGCGCGCCGGAATGGCCACATGCGGATGCACCTCTGGATTATGTTTTGATCTTGCTCTTAGTATGGCGCGAAGTCAACCAGGCAAACGAAACCCTGGATCCTCAAATGGCGAGTCGGGAACGGCGTCATCCTCGCGCTCTGCAACGGCCCGTGCCATCGCCAGTGCCACCATTCCGTCGATGCGCCCAGTTGCCTTTGACTTGTCCAATTTTCGGTTGCCAGCTGGGTCTTTCGTCGCCGTTGCATTCGCCGCGCACATATTCAGCACCGGGTTATTCCCGTGCCGAAGCCGACCATTCAGTAGATCCGCTTCCAGCGTGTCCAGCGCCGGGCTCATGTCACGGTATCCCTGCCCGTACTCAATGAGCGGCAGATCCAACCCCAGCTCGGAAAACTCTTTCCTCATCAGCTCAATGCGCCAGCGGTCATAGGCGACCGCCCGGATGTCATAATCCTCCAGCATTTCAGCGATCGACCGCGCGACGTATTCGTAGTCAACCGTGGCGCCAGGTGTTGTTTCAAGCCAGCCCTCTTTTGCCCAAACGTCATAGGGCACCCGGTCGCGCTTTGCCCGGTCGCGCAGCCCTTGATCCGGTGCCCAATGCTTGGCCCGCACGTTCCAACGGCCATCGTCGCCCTGATACACCAACACAAACGCGGTCAAGTCGGTGCGCGATGATAGATCCAGCCCCGCGAACGCTGCTCGGCCATTTGGTGCCTCGGGATCATCAGCGCTTTGCTCCCAAACCTTGCGCGTTATGAAAGGCGCGGACATATTGACGCGCTGATTGAGGTAGTAAAGCCGGAATGCTGATTCGCTCGACGGCAGACGAACCGCCTTGTCTGCTGCGGCCTGCACATCCTCAACCGACCGGAAGATTCCGAGCGCCGGATTCGCCGCCAGCCAAGCCTTCTGATCATCAAGCGCCGCATCTTCGGGCGCCTCATAGACGTGGCAGACCGTCCGCGGATCTGCGCTGGTGCGAGCATCGTCAATCCATCGGGACAGCATGTCGTTGTCGGTCGGCGCCTGCGTGCTGATCGTGATGAGCAACGGCTCGTCATGCGCACCCTGCGACGTGGTGATCGCGTCGACGAAATCATCCTGCGGGCCTTTCACTTGTCCAAGTTCGTCAAGGATGGCCACCACCGGCGAAAGCCCGTGCGCCGTCGTGCCTTCCGCCGCCAGCGCCTTGTACTCCACATTGCGCGGTAGTCCGATCAACCGCTTGCCGGACGGCACAATGCGCACCACCGACGATAGATCCTCGGACAAGTTGACCATCTTGCGCGCCAGGTCAAAAACAAGCGCTGCCTGATCGCGCGACCGGGCACCGGAGACAATCTGCGTATTGAGCTTGGCTTCCGGCCCGACTAGGTGGGCGAGCAACAGGCAAGCGATCAGTCCCGACTTCCCGCCCTTGCGGCTGATCGACAGGATCCCATTTCGGACGCCCGGCGTGTACAAGTCGCGGATAAACCGCTTTTGAAATTCGGCCAGCTCCAGCGGCTGACCCACCTTCGCGCCCTCCGGCACCTTGAGGTAGCGCTCGATGAAAGCAATGACCCGTTCCGCACGTTCCACTTCAATGCACCGGCGGGGCGATCAGGCCGTCGCTTTCATCGGCCTGCCGCTCAACATCTTCGCGCACTTGCCGGCCCTGCGAATTCTTCGCTGTCTGGTGACGCGCTTCACCCTGCGTGGCCTCGGGGTGAACGTGGAGCATGCGCGACAGCGCAACCGTCCGGCGGGATAGGACTTCAATAACCTGGTGGCGCGGATTCTGCACGGGATTGCCGCGCCCGTTCACAATCACATGCCCCTCGTCGCGCAGCTGCCGGCGCTCTTGTTCAATGTCTGCGAGGGCGATTGCCAAATTCGCGGCGTGGTACAGATCAACCTGCGTCCATGCGTTAAAATCGCGCGCGCGCACAATATCACGGAACACTGCCAGCGCGTTGTCGTCCATTTCGATTGAGTCGGGCGGGGACGGTAGCGGTGATGAGGCCGATGCCGCTTGTGATGAGATTGAATCCGATCTGTTCCGTCGGGTCATAGATAAAACCCTCATTTATTCCGAGTTAGCACAAAAAAATGGG